GAGCTACGGTCCGAAGTTTGTCGAGAACATCGTGCAGGCGGTCGCCCGTGATCTGCTTATGTTCTCTATGCAGACGCTTTCGCACTGTTTTATCGTCGGTCACATACACGACGAAATGATTATTGAGGCAGACCGCAGGATGTCGCTTGATGAGGTTTGCCGACAGATGGAACGAACGCCTTCGTGGGCAAAAGGTCTGCTCCTGCGGGCGGACGGATACGAGTGCGAGTTTTATAAAAAGGACTGATTGTTTCGTCCAAAACGCTCCCGATTCTGTAGTGGGTTGTAGAGCAGGAATGCTCTCCCCACATCTGGGGGCAAAGAATGAAGGGAGAATGGTTATGTTTTATGCGAAGGAAAAGACCGATGAGATCGAGGTTAAGGTGGAGCTGAACAGTGAGAACGTGTTCTGCTCCTGCCCGGACTGCGGCAAGGAGGTCGCCGTTGACCTGTCGTGTGTGTTTGCCGACGGTCTGGGCGATATGTACGGCACGGCAGTCCTCTGCAACGAGTGCGCTTGGAAGAGACTGCACGTGAAGCTGAAAAGAAAAGAGGGATGAGATGAAATACAGTATTGAATGGTTTTATGCGCTGGTCAGCGGGAAGCTGGTCAAGCCGGAGAACGTCTATGTGAAATGCCCCCGCTGCGGGAAGCTCTGCAATAAGGGCTGCGACAGAAAGCCCTGCGGCAGGAACGAGGTGAAGCATGGCTGATTTCTATAACAGCGAAGGCTATGCAAGTCCGACGGAACACGAGGCGTTTACCCGCATCGAGAAGGAAGAGAAGGCTGCGGCAAAAGCTGCCGCCTTCCGCCCGGTCGTGTATATCTGTTCGCCTTACTCCGGTGATACGGAGAAGAACGTCGAGAACGCCAAGCGATACAGCCGCTTTGCTGTTGACCAGCACTACCTGCCGATCACGCCCCACATCTACTTCACGCAGTTCATGGACGATAGTATTCCGGCGGAACGGGATACAGCCATTTTCATGAACTGGGTTCTGATGAGTAAGTGCGTGGAGCTGTGGGTGTTCGGAGATACGGTCAGCTCCGGCATGAAGGCAGAGATTGACCGGGCAAAGCGCAAGCACATGAAAATCCGTTATTTTACGGAGGATTTGGAGGAAAAGATATGAAGTTTACCCTGTACACTGCCGATTGTACCGGCAACGCAAAGAATACGATTTACCCGAATCAGAAGGTCATTACCTCGGAAGCAGATCTCCGAAAGGCGGTCACGTTCGACCATGTGTGCGCGCTGTATGTGAATAATGCCCGCAGCGATGCCAATTTTCAGCTTTCAGATGTTGTGCCGATGGACTGCGACAATGACCATAGCGACAATCCCGATAAGTGGATCACACCGGAAAAGCTCAGTGAGATGCTCAGCGATGTGGAGTTTGCAATCACATACAGTCGTCATCATATGCTGGCGAAAGGCTCTGTAACAGCCCGCCCTCGTTTCCATGTATTTTTCCCGACTACGCCCTGCAAGGATGCCGCATTCCATAAGAACATCAAAGCCCGCATCTACAAGGAACTGCCGTTCTTTGACGGAAATGCACTGGACGCTTCACGCTTCCTGTATGGCTCGAAGGGTGATGTGGTCTGGCACGAGGGCAGCCTGTCGATTGAGGACTGGCTCACGCTCATGAAGTCGAACCGCAGCATTCCGCAGGGGCAGCGCAACAGCACCATGTCCCGTATGGCGGGCAAGCTGGTCAAGCGTTTCGGTGTCACCGAGGATGCACACGCCAAGTTTCTGGAGAAGGCAGCGGAATGTGATCCGCCCCTTGACGATGAGGAACTGGAGGGTATCTGGCAGAGCGCCTGCAAGTTCGGCAAAATGGTCACCTCGCAGGAAGGTTATGTGCCTCCCGACCAGTTCGGCGATAATGTGCTGATCCCGGACGATTTCTCAGATGTTGGTGAAGCCCGCACATTCGTAGAGTGCTTTGGTGATGAGATCGCATTTACGATTGCTACGAATTATCTGCGCTATAACGGCACCTACTGGGAGGAATCAGAACAGGCGGCTGTCATGGCGATGATCGAACACACGGACGTTCAGCTTGCTGAGGCAGAACGCAAAATGGAAGATGACCTATGTGCATTGGAGAAGCTGGGGGTTCCGAGAGCGCTGGCGAAGGCAGGCGGCAAGAAGTTTCGTGATAGCCTGACTCCGGAACAGGGCGCTGCATATGGACTGTTCAGATTTTCCGAGCTGTATCATGATTTCGTATTGAAATACCGTCATATCCGCAACCTGAACAATGCCCTTGATGCCGCAAAGCCGCTGGTGCTGAAACACCCGGAGCAGCTTGACGGTGATCCGATGTTGCTTAATACACCCGGCGGTACCTTCGACCTTGCCAAAGGTCTCGACGGCTGGAGAGCAACCGATCCGACTGACCTGATTACGAAAGTGACGGCGGTTGTGCCGAATGAGGAAGGTCGTCAGATCTGGAAGGACGCTTTGCAGGTATTCTTCTGTAAAGACCAGAGCCTGATTGACTACGTTCAGATGATCTGTGGTCTCTGCCTGATCGGAAAAGTATACACGGAAGCGATGATTATTGCTTACGGCGACGGCAGAAACGGAAAGTCCACCTTCTGGAATGTCATCTATAAGGTGCTGGGCAGCTATTCCGGCAATATCTCTGCCGATGCGCTGACCGTTAATTGCAAGCGTAACGTCAAACCAGAAATGGCGGAGCTGAAGGGAAAGCGCCTCATCATTGCGGCGGAGCTGCAGGAAGGTATGCGCCTGAACACCAGCGTGGTCAAGCAGCTCTGTTCGACCGATCCGATTTTCGCCGAGAAGAAGTTCAAGGCTCCGTTCTCCTTTGAACCGAGCCATACGCTGGTGCTGTACACGAACCACCTGCCGAAGGTTGCTGCCTCGGACGACGGCACATGGCGCAGACTGATTGTTATCCCGTTCCATGCAAAGATTCAGGGGCAGGACGACAAGAAGAACTATACGCAGTACCTGATTGACAATGCAGGCGGTGCGGTTCTTTCGTGGCTTATCGAGGGTGCCATGAAAGTGGTCGCCGCCGATTTCAAGGTAGACCGCCCGCAATGTGTTCTGGATGCGATCGGTGCATACCGTGAAGGCAATGACTGGCTCGGCTCTTTTATTGACGAGTGCTGTGACGTGGATGCGTCATATCAGGAAAAGTCCGGAGAGCTGTATAAGCGTTACCGTGAGTACTGCACAGAGAACGGCGAGTATATCCGCAGCACCACAGATTTCTATGGGGCTTTGGAGCAGGCAGGCTACAAGCGCAAGAAGCTGAACAGCGGAATTACCATCTATGGGCTTCAAATCCGACTCGACTTTCTGGATTGACCTGCATTTTCATCATTCAAAAACAACGTAGAATCGGGAAAGTGCAGGTCGGTGAAACTCATATTCCAACCTTACGCAGGCGAGAAAAATCATAGAAATTTCTTCCTATGGAAAGGTTTGTAAATGACATTCACCGACCTGCACTATTGCCCGGAAAGGTCGAATCTATGCGAGAAAAATCAATTGAAGAAAAACTGGTCGCTGCCGTGAAAGCAGTCGGCGGTGTCTGCTGGAAGTTCACATCTCCCGGAACAGCAGGTGTGCCTGACCGCATCGTATTGATGCCGTCCGGCAGAATCGGCTTCGTGGAGGTCAAGGCTCCCGGCGAAACGCCCCGTCCGCTGCAGCGCTTGCGTATCAGAACACTTCAGCGGCTGGGCTTCAAAGCCTTTGTGCTGGACAACCCGGAGCAGATAGGAGGAATCATTGATGCAATACAAACCTCATGATTATCAGAAGTTTGCCGTGGACTTCATCGAAACACATCCGCAGGCGGCGGTATTATTGGAATGCGGATTAGGCAAGACGAGCATAACGCTGACGGCGCTGAACGATATGATGTTCGACCGCTTTGAGGTCAGAAAGGTTCTTATCATCGCACCAATCCGTGTATGCAAGAATAGCTGGGCGGCAGAAATCAGCAAGTGGGATCACCTCAAAGGGCTGACATACAGTCTGGTTCTCGGAAGCCGTGATCAGCGCCTTGCAGCACTCCGGCAGAAGGCTGACCTGTATATCATCAACCGCGAGAACGTGCAGTGGCTCATCGAAAGCAGTGGGATGCCGTTCGACTTCGACATGGTGGTGATCGACGAGCTGTCCAGTTTCAAGAACCACCAGTCCAAGCGCTTCCGTGCGCTGCGGAAGGTGCGACCGTTCGTGAAGCGCATCATCGGGCTGACGGGTACACCGTGCAGCAACGGTCTCATGGATCTCTGGGCGCAGTTCCGCCTGCTGGACAAGGGTGTCCGGCTGGGAAAGCGCATCGGGCAGTACCGTGATGCCTACTTCACGCCCGACTGGAACGGCTTTACCTACACGCCCCGCAAGGGTGCGGAAAAGGAGATCTACGATAAGATCGCCGACATCAGCATCTCCATGAAGACCACCGACCACCTGACCATGCCGGAGCTGGTCATGGTCGCCGACAAGGTGGAGCTGGACGAGGATGCTTTCCGCATCTACAAGGACATGGAGCAGGAGATGTGCGTCGAGTTCGTAGACGAGCCGATCTCCGCAGCGAATGGCGGTGTCCTGTGCGGAAAGCTGACACAGCTTGCCAGCGGAACGATCTACACCGACAGCGGCGCTGTCCGGCATATCCACGACCACAAGCTGGATGCGCTGGAAGACCTCATCGAAGCGCAGAACGGGAAGCCGGTGCTGATCGCCTACTGGTACAAGCACGAACGGGACAGCATCATGCAGCGGTTCGACTGCCGGGAGATCAAGACCGATGCCGACATCGCCGACTGGAATGCTGGCAAGATCACCATTGCGCTGATACAGCCGTCCTCCGCAGGTCATGGTCTGAACCTCCAGTCCGGCGGCAGCACCATCATCTGGTACACGATGCCGTGGTCGCTGGAGCTGTATCAGCAGACCAACGCCCGACTCTGGCGACAGGGACAGCAGTCCGAAACGGTCGTCATCCACCATCTTGTTGCAGCGGGAACGATCGACGAGGACATCATGAAGGTTTTGGAAATGAAGGACAAGACACAGGTGGCGATGATGAGTGCCGTGAAAGCGAGGGTGAAATGAACGAGGGCTACAAGGAACTGGCGGCAGCGATCATCAAGCAGTGTCTCTTAGACTACAAGGAGGCGCTGCAGACGAACGCCCTGTGTACCATGCTGGAATGCGAGAAGTTCCTGCGGTCGCAGTGGTTCGCCTTCCTATCCGACATGGACGGTGAACGGCTGATCAAGATGATGAGGGAGGAATTTGCATGAGAGAGTATTGGGAAAAGGCGGAGCGTCTCCGCAGGCGCATCAAGCGGAAGATCAATGAAATCCATGTGCTGCGTCAGCGGGCAGAGGGTATGAACGGCAGCGGCATCAACGATATGCCGAGGACGACCTCACCCGATCCGCACAAGATCGACAGCACGGTGTTCAAGATCATGTCGCTGGAACAGGAGGTCAGCGATATGCAGGCGGAGTACGATGCGCTTCTTGCAGAAGCAGAACGGCGCATCGACCAAGTCAATGACTACGACCTGCACGACCTGCTGGTGAAGCGTTACCTTGAATTCAAGACGTGGACAGCGATCGCAGCAGAGTTTGGATACAGCGTGCAGAACATCTACCGCCTTCACGCCAAAGCCCTCGAAAAGTTGAGAGTATGTGAGAGTTCGTGAGACTTGATTTACAAGGGCAGGCGTGATATAATTAAAATAGAGAATTGTGTATAAAGCCGTTGTGGGAGACCGCAGCGGCTTTTGTTATGCCCGAAGGAGGTGTCGGCGATGCCGAGGAAAGCACTGAAACCGTGCAAGCACCCCGGCTGTCCGAGACTGACCGAGGGTGCGTACTGCGACGAACACAAGCCCCTGCACCCTGACCGACCGTCAGCCGCCAAGCGTGGCTACGGCAGCAAGTGGCAGCGTGTCAGCAAGGCGTACCTGCGGAAGCATCCGCTGTGCGTGAAGTGTCTGGCGCAGGGAAAGTTCGTGACCGCAACGGTCGTTGACCATATCGTTCCGCACCGTGGTGATCACTACCTGATGTGGAGCGACACGAACTGGCAGGCGCTGTGTAAGTCCTGTCACGATAAGAAAACCGGAACCGAGGACAGCAGACCTGAATACTCCTACTGATAGGGAGGGGCTGGGGGCTGCCCGGTGGGGGTATCAAAATCTCTACGGAGCAGCGATCACAAGACCGGCGCCCCCTCTCACGCACAAAAAGTGCAGTTCAAACACCCGATTAACCCCTCGAATATTTTACAAGCCGAAATCCGCGTGGTTTCGGCATTTTTTATAGGCAGGTGATGATATGGCAAAGGACGGTACAAACCGTGGCGGACGCAGAGTCCGCGCAGGCGACAAACCGAAACCTCTCGCCGAGAAAATTGCCGCAGGAGAGGATGCCGACATCATCGAATTCACCCCGACCGCGCTGGAAGGTGCTGACCTTGATGATGCCGCTGATCTTGTCGGTGAGGAAATGCCCTCGCCGAGTGAATACCTTTCGGCACGGCAGAAGGACGGCAAGCCCCTCGGCGCGGATGAAATCTACAAGGAAACATGGATATGGCTGAAGAATCGCGGATGCGAAAAGCTGGTGAACAAGCGACTGCTCGAAAGCTACTCGCTGGCGTTCGCTCGTTTCATCCAGTGCGAGGAAGCGCTCTCAACCTACGGTCTGCTCGGCAAGCACCCGACGACCGGCGGCGTGGTCGCTTCTCCGTTCGCATCCCTCAGCCAGTCCTATCAGAAACAGGCAAATCTGCTCTGGTACGAGATTTTCGATATCGTGAAGCAGAACTGCACAACCAAATTCGACGGCTCTCCGCAGGACGATATGATGGAGCAGCTACTCCGCAGCAGGAAGTGAGGTACACATGAAAACAACGACTGACTTTCAGCTTGTCGCCACTGACAAGCTCATCCCGTATGTAAATAACGCCCGCACTCACTCGCCGGAGCAGATCAAGAAGCTGCGTTCCTCGCTGCGTGAGTTCGGATTCGTCAATCCGGTCATTATCGATCGGGAGTACAATGTCATCGCAGGTCACGGTCGCCTGATGGCGGCGAAGGAGGAAGGCATCACGGAAGTGCCGTGTGTCTATGTTGACCACCTGACCGACGCACAAAAGAAAGCCTACATCCTTGCCGATAACCGCATGGCAATGGACGCAGGCTGGGACGAGGAGCTTCTCGCCGTGGAGATGCAGGAATTGCAAGACCTCGGCTACGACCTCTCCATGACCGGTTTCGATGAAAAGGAACTGACTGACCTGTTCTCCGATGGAACCGGCAGCGATGCGAAGGACGACGATTTTGACCTGACCGCTGCGCTGGAGAAGGCTTCCTTTGTGGAGCGCGGCGACGTGTGGACGGTCGGCAAGCATCGCCTCATGTGCGGTGACGCTACAAGTCCCGAAGATGTGAATACACTTATGGGCGACACGAAAGCAAACCTCATTCTGACCGATCCACCCTACGGTGTGTCGTTCAAGAGCGCCAGCGGTCTGACCATCCAGAACGACAGCATGAAGAACGAGGAGTTTTACAACTTCCTGCTCTCCGCTTTCAAGTGCATCGCAGACCACCTCGAAAAAGGCGGCGCGGCTTATGTGTTCCATGCCGATACGGAAGGACTGAACTTCCGCCGCGCGTTCATCGACGCAGGCTTCCACCTTGCAGGCTGCTGCATCTGGGTGAAGGACAGCCTCGTTCTTGGACGCTCGGATTATCAGTGGCAGCACGAACCGGTGCTGTACGGTTTCATGCAGAACGGCAAGCACAAGTGGTATTCAGACCGCAAGCAGACGACCATCTGGAATTTCGACAAGCCGAAGCGCAATGCGAACCACCCCACCAGCAAGCCCCTCGATCTGCTCGGTTATCCCATCGGCAACTCCACTCAGGAGAACGCCGTGGTCATCGACACCTTCGGCGGCAGCGGCTCGACGCTCATGGCGTGTGAACAGATGAACCGCATCTGTTATATGATGGAACTTGACGAAAAATACGCCTCCGTCATTCTCCGGCGCTACGTTGAGGACACCGGGAATGCCGAAGGCGTGTATGTAATTCGTAACGGACAGCAGATTCCTTATTCCGATCTGGTCAAAGAGGTTGAGACAAAGGAAGGCTGATGGTGTATTATTCGCGTAAATCAGAATTTGCCGTTATTTGTTTCCTATGCCCAGATCGCCATCGCCAAAGTGCCGACAACAATCAGAATCAACCCGGCAAGCGCCTTTCTGCTCAACTTTTCTTTGAATACGAAAT